AAATGAAAATGGAAGTCATAGCCGATTAACTAATTACTACATACCTTTAAATCAAAATGGGATTACATTAAGTGTTCAGTCATTACATTTCGGTGAAGAGGTTAGTGAATATAATTTAAGAGAGAATCCGAATGTAAATACACAAAGTTTGTTTGAAAATTATTATTCAAACTACATCCAAGATGTATTTAATTTAAAAAGAAGGATTATAAAAATAACTGCTTATTTGCCTTTAAGGATTTTATTAAATTATAACCTTTCAGATACTTTTATAGTTAGTGGAGTTTCTTATAAGATTAATTCAATAACAACAAATTTAGAAAATGGAAAATCTGAATTAGAACTATTAAACGAAGTATAAAATGATAAAAAATATATTATTCTTATTGCAACACGCTAAAGGAGAGACAGAGAATATCAGAATTGCACAAGGTAAATACAAACTACCAGTAACAATAAAGGATGGATATAAAGCACTTAAACAAGAAATAAAATGGCAGAAAAAATAATAATTGATTTAGAAGCAAAAACAGATAATGCAATAGATGATATTAAAAAACTAAATAAAGAACTTAATAATACATCAAAATTTTCTAAAGATGCATCTGATAGTTTAAATAACACGTCAAGTTCATTAGATAGTTCTTCTAATAGTGCGAAAAAATTAGCATCAGGTTTCGGAGAAGTGAAAGACAATGGTGGTGCTATTGCTATACTTGACAGTTTAACAGGTGGTTTAGCTTCACGTGTTAGAGATGCAGCTGAAGCTACTAAACTATTTAACTTTTCTTTAAAGAGTACAAGAAAGGCACTTATAGCTACAGGTATAGGGGCATTAGTTGTTTCTCTTGGGTTAGTTATTGCTTATTGGGATGATATTAAAGAATTAATAAGTGGTGTAAATTCTGAATTAAAGAAACAAGAGGAAAATTTACAAGAACAATTAAAAACACAAACCATTCAATTAGATTTATTAAAACAACAAATAGCTATTGAGGAATTAAAAAATGGTTTTAATGCAGAACTAACGGCTGAATATAAAAAGCAATTATTATTAAAACGTGAGACAAACATTGCAGATTTAGAAAATCTACAAACACAATTAAAATTAGCAAAAGGAAACGAAAGTAAACGTAAAGCTGAAGAAGAACTTGTTAAAAATTTGTTTGGGCAAAAAGCTGCTAATTCTTTAATATTAAAATCAAAAGAGAAAGAAAAAGAAATTCAAGATAAAATAAATGAAGCTAAAAAGTTAACAGGTGCAATTGATTTGGAATTAGCACAAATTGATAAAGCTGCAGTAGATAGAAAAAAAACAAATGAAGATAAAGCTAAAGAAAGAGAAAAACAAAATTCGGATGATTTAGAAAAAATAAGAAAAGCATTAATAGACACAGAAGATAAAAGAAGAAAAGAGCAATTAAGAGAAATAAAAGCTGATTATGATGAAAAAATAAAATTAGCTGAAAAATATTACGGAGAAGAAAGTGAAAAAGTTTTAGCTTTAAGGAAGTCACAAAAAAATGCTATTAATAATCAACAAGATATATTTGACAAGGAAGATGAAGAAAAGAAAAAAGCAATACAAGCTAAAGAAGATGAAAAAACTAAAGAATTAGCCGATTTAAAGAAACAAATAAGAGATGCAGAATCGGTTACAGAAGATGAACGTAGGTTATTAGAAATAGAAAAAACAACAGAGCATTACAATAAGCTAATAGAACTTGCAAGGGCACAAGGTTTAACTACTGTTGCTTTAGAAGAAGCTAAAACAAAGGCTTTAGATAAATTAAATCAAACCAATTCTAAAAATGAAATACAATGGGAGAAACTAACACAACAAGAAAAATCACAAGTAATATCACAAGGTTTAAATAATTTAACAAGTATTCTTGGAGAAGAAAGTGCAGCAGGTAAAGCAGCAGCAATTGCAAGTGCAACTATTAGTACGTACCAATCTGCAACGGATAGTTATAAATCATTAGCAGGAATACCTATTATTGGACCAGCTTTAGGTTTTGCAGCAGCAGGAGCAGCAGTAACTGCGGGTTTTGCGAACGTAAAGAAGATAGCTTCTACTAAAGTTCCAAATTCTGGTGGTGCAGGTGGTTCTGTTCCAAGTATATCTGGCTCTACTGCTTCTGCACCAAGTATTCCACCTGCGTTTAACGTTGTAGGTGCAAGTAGTACAAATCAATTAGCAGATGCAATAGGTGGGCAATCAAAAGAACCAGTTAAGGCTTATGTAGTTTCAAACGATGTGACAACTGCACAAAGTATGGATAGAAACATAGTAAGTGGTGCAAGTATTTAAAATGCAAAAAAATAACATATAAACTATATAATAGTATGAACATTATCGAATTAATTTTAGACGAGCAAGTAGATTCAATAGGCATTGAAGCAATCAGCGTTGTAGAAAATCCTGCAATTGAAGAAGATTTTGTTGCTTTAAATACACAAGTTATAGAATTAAAAGAACTAAACAAAGAGAAACAAATTCTTTTAGGTGCTTTATTAATTCCAAACAAACCTATTTATAGAAAGAGTGGAGATGATGAATACTATATTTACTTTTCAAAAGAAACAGTAGAGAAAGCATCTCAAATGTATTTAATGAAAGGTAATCAAAATAACTCTACATTAGAACACCAATACGAATTGAGTGGTTTAAGTTTAGTTGAAAGTTGGATTGTTGAAGATGAGATACACGATAAATCTAGAAAGTACGGAATGAATGTTCCAGTAGGTACTTGGATGGGTGCTGTAAAAGTAAACAACAATGAGGTTTGGAATGATTTTGTTAAAACTGGAAAGGTTAAAGGATTTTCGATAGAGGGTTATTTTATTGATAAAATAGAAAAACCAAAAGCAGAATTAAAATCACAAGAAGAAATTGAATCTGATTTATTACTATCTAAAATTAAAGAGGTTTTAAGTAATGGCTAAACAATTAAATGTTGCAGTTTATAAGAAGCCAACTATAAGCAGAAAAGGTGTTCACGCTAAAAGTAAAACATCTGTAAATAAATCAAGTGCTAATTATAAGAAACCATATAAAGGTCAAGGTAAATGAAAAGAAATAATTCAACACCAAGTTTAACAAGTCCAAGAGGTAGTAAAAGAGGTTGTTTATGTAAGAACAATACTTATTCAACAAAGTGTTGCGATGGAAGTTTACACGCTCAAGGGATAGGTCAAACATCAACTACTACTGAAAATGCAAATTAATTATCTAAATACTATATATAAATATGAAATCAAATGAAATGTTAAAACAAGTTAAAACACTTTTAGGTATAGAAGTGAAACTTGAACAAATGAAGCTAGAAAACGGAACTGTTTTGGAAGCAGAGAAATTTGAAGCTGGGAATGAAATCTTCATTGTAACGGAAGATGAAAGAATTGCTTTGCCTATGGGCGAATACGAACTAGAAAACGGAATGGTTTTAGTAATTGAAGAAGAAGGTTTAATCAAAGAGGTTAAATCATCTGAAAGCGAAGAAACACCAGAAGTAGAAGTTGAAGTAGAAGCTAAAGAAGATGAAAATGAAGAAATTGGTTATGCTACTAAAGAAGAACTTGCAGAGGTTAAATCAATGATTGAGGAAATCAAAGCAATGTTAGAGCCTAAAAAAGAAGAAGAACTACCTCAAGTAAAAGAAGAGTTATCTTCTGAATTACCAAAAGAAGTTTTAGCTGAATTATCACAACCAGCGGTTGAGCCAATCAACACAAACGCAGAGGTTGTAAAACAAAAAGTGCAATTTAATATTGCATCAAAAAGAACTTTATCTACAATGGATAGAGTAATGAGTAAACTAAATAAATAACAATAAATAAAAATCAATAAAAATGAGTGTATCTTTAACTACAACCTATAGCGGGGAATTTTCGGGAAAATATATTGCCGCAAGTTTGCTTTCTGCGGCTACTTTAGACGCTGGGGCAATTACAATTTTACCAAACGTAAAATTTAAAAGTGTATTACAAAAAGGAGCAACTGATGACATCGTAAAAGATGCTAGTTGTGATTTCGTAACTGACGCTGGAACTTTAACTTTAACAGAAGCTATCTTGATTCCAGAGGAATTTCAAGTTAACTTACAAATCTGTAAAAAAGACTTACACGCATCTTGGGAAGCTGCTCAAATGGGATATTCTGCATTTGACAATTTAGCACCAAGTTTTGCTGAATTCGTTATAGCTCACGTTGCTGCTAAAGTTGCTGATAGAACAGAGAAAAACATCTGGGCTGGTTCAACTGCTACAAGTGGACAATTTGATGGTTTCGAAGTTAAGTTAGCTGCTGATGGAACTGTTAACGATGTAACTGGTACTACTGTAACTTCTGCAAACGTAATTGCTGAAATGTCTAAAGTAGTTGATTCTGCAGTTGCTAATGCTCCTGCTATTTTAGGTAAAGAAGATTTAACTCTTTATGTTTCTCAAAACGTTGCTCAAGCATACATTCGTGCTTTAGGTGGATTTGCTGCTACAATCGGTGCAAATGGTGTTGATAACAAAGGAACACAATGGTACAATGGTGGTGCTTTATCTTTTGAAGGAATTAATATTTTTGTAGCAAAAGGTTTATCTTCTAACAAAATGGTATTAGCTGAAAAATCTAATTTGTATTTCGGAACTGGTATCTTAAACGACCAAAACGAAGTTAAAGTAATTGATATGTCAGATATCGATGGTTCGCAAAATGTAAGAGTGGTAATGAGATTTTCTGGAGGTGTTCAACACGTATTTGGTGCTGATATCGTTTATTACGCTTAATTAATAATTTAACAATCAACAAAAAGGGTAGGTGGTTATTTAATCTGCCTACCTTTTTTTATAAAAAAAAATATAAATATGGCTTGTTCATTAACATCTGGTAGAAAAGTACCTTGTAAATCAGCAGTAGGTGGGATAAAAAACATCTACTTTGCAGATTATGGTACACTAGGAGAGGCTACAATCGTAGCTGGAGAAATTACAGTATTAGCAGGAACTCCTGACTGGTACAAATTTGAAGTAAAAGGAAATTCATCTTTAGAAACTGCAATTAACTCTTCAAGAGAAAATGGTACTACTTTTTATGAAAGTACTTTAACTATGTCTTTAACTTTCCAAGATAAAGCAACTCAAGAGCAATTAAAATTAATCACTCACGCAAGACCGCACGTTTCAGTTGAGGATTACAATGGAAATTTCTTTTTAGTAGGTTTAGAACACGGGGCAGAAGTGAACGGAGGTTCAATTGCTACTGGTGCTGCAATGGGAGATTTAAGTGGATATTCCTTGACAATCGTTGCTCAAGAAACTGCACCACCTTATTTTGTAACTCCTGCAACAATTACTGCTGATGTATCTGCAACTCAAATAGACCCAACTGCTTAATCTGAATTGTTTTGTTTTTAAATTAAGGGTATGTTTAGGCATATCCTTTTTTTATTTAAAAGCATAGATTTTTTATTTATGTTAATACAAAAAATAAAAGTATTGACTATATATAAGTATGAAAGTTTTAACAACATCAAACAGTAATCAAACTTTAAAGTTTATTCCAAGAGAATACGTTGCTGATATTACTCTTAAATTAAGAGATGATAGCACAAACGAAATAACAACTTCATCTATTGTATCTACTACTGATAAAGATTATATGGTTGTAAATACTATATTTGATTTAAAGGAGGGAAACTTTTATGATTTAACAATTTTATCTGGTACTGATATTATTTATAAGGATAAAATATTTTGCACAGACCAAACAATCGACCAAGATACTAATAATTACTATTCAGTAAATAAAGATGAATATGTAAGTAAAGATGGTAATAATGATTTTATAGTTTTATAATATGAACGAATTAAGAGTTTTAAATTTATCAACATACACAAGTCCAAAGATTATAGAAAACAAAATGGATAACTTTGTTGCTTATGGCGATGACAATAATTATTTTCAGTTTCTAATAGACAGATACAATGGTAGTGCTACAAATAATGCTATCATAAATGGTATGTCTGAAATGATTTTTGGAAAAGGATTAGATGCAACTGATTCTGCAAGAAAGCCAGAAGCGTATGCTAAAATGATTACCTTATTTCACGATGATTGTGTGAGAAGATTGTCATCTGATTTGAAGTTAATGGGTAATTGTGCTATGCAAGTTATTTATTCTAAAGACAGAAAGAACATTGCAAGAGTAGAGCATATACCAGTTGAAACGTTACGTGCTGAAAAGTGTAATGAAAAAGGAGAGATTGAAGCATATTATATGCACCCTGATTGGGCAAACTACAAAAAGAGTGATAAACCTTTAAGGATTGAAGCGTTTGGTTATGGTAACGAACCTATTCAGATTTATTATATAAAACCTTACAAAGCTGGATTTAAGTATTATTCTCCTGTTGATTATCAAGGTGGTTTACAATATGCAGAATTAGAAGAGGAGATTTCTAATTACCATTTGAATAATATAATGAATGGACTTGCACCTTCGATGTTAATTAATTTTAACAATGGAACTCCAGACCCAGAGCAAAGACAATTAATAGAGAATAGAATATATCAAAAGTTTAGCGGAAGTTCTAATAGTGGAAAGTTTATTATGTCGTTTAACGATGACCCTGCAACTGCTGCTACAATAGAACCTATTCAATTAAGTGATGCACATAACCAATATCAGTTTTTATCTGATGAGAGTATGCGTAAGATTATGGTTGCTCACAGAGTTGTTTCTCCTATGTTGTTAGGTGTAAAAGATTCAAGTGGTTTAGGCAATAATGCTGATGAGTTAAAGACTGCATCTATATTAATGGATAACACAGTTATAAGACCATTTCAGACACTTTTAATCAATGCCTTTGATGATATACTATCTTACAACGATATTAGTTTAAATCTATATTTTAAGACTTTACAACCTTTAGAATTTAAAGAACTAGATAATGTAATGGATGCTGAAACTAGAGAAGAAGAAACTGGTGTAAAGATGAGTGTAAACGAATCTGAAATAAAGATGAGTTCACAAGTAGATTTTGATGATGAGCAAATGTTAAATTCTTTAGATGGCGAAACAATAGATGATGAATGGGAACTTGTAGAAAAAAGAGAATATTCAGAAGACAATGAAGATGTAGATACTTGGGCGAATAAGTTAATAAAGGAAAAGAAAACTGGTTTACAAAAATTAGCTGACTTTATAAAATCAAAATCAAGTGATAAATCTTTTTTAGATAAGTCTTTTTACAAAGTTAGATATGAGTATTCAGAAAAATATTCAAGTGGCAAGAGCAGGTTGTTTTGTAAGAATATGATGCAACGAACTTCAAGTGGTGTTGTTTATAGAAAAGAAGATATTGACCAAGCTAGTTTTCAAGGAGTAAACAATTCTTTTGGGCATAAAGGTCAAAATTATAGTTTATTTAAGTACAAAGGAGGAGTTAACTGTGGGCATTTCTGGAGTGAAAATCTTTATAGATTAAAAACAAAAACAGATGGAACTTTTGTAGAAGACAAAGCATTAAGTTCTAGTGATGAAGTGGATTCAATTCCTAATAGTTATAAACCAAAAGGTGCTGAATATAAAGAATCAAAAATAGCACCAAAGGATATGGCAAACAATGGGAGACACCCTAATAACGTAAAATAATGGCAACAGCACTTTTTATTTCAAGAACAGACTTGGTTAAGAATACGATAATTGATGGGAATGTAGACGTATCAAAATTTATTCAGTTTATAAAAATATCTCAACAAATCGATATTCAGAACTATTTAGGTACTGATTTATACAACAAAATTAGTAACGATATTATAGCAGGAACGTTATCTGGTAACTATTTATCTTTAGTTGAAGATTATGTACAACCTATGCTGATTCATTATGCAATGATGCAGTATTTACCATTTGCAGCATATCAAATTAAGAATGGTGGAATAAGCAAACATACATCTGAAAATTCAGAAAGTGTTACAAAAGATGAGGTTGATTATTTAAGAAGAAGTGAATTTTGGAAAAGATATTCTAAAAAGTATGGTGTTAGTACGGAAATAATAGCAAAAGATATTGATTATGATACCGCTAAAGAATTAGAGATTTTATTAATATCTGAATATGGCAGGAGGGATTTAGGTTTGGGAAATTTGGTTAATATGACTGATGGTGGAGACGGTAGTAAAGAAGCTGCTGAAAGGTTTAGAGAAGAAGCGTATAAACAAAGAAAACCTATAAGTCAATTTGATTTAAAAGGTA